GAGTCCTACATCAAGGATGGTGAGTAATAATGGGTGCAGGTCCTAATGCGATTGCCGATAAGGCTTATCTCGCTACTGGTGTTGCGGCTTATGTTTATGGTCAGGTCGTGACTGATACCGCTGCGGTTCAGACTTGCGCACCGATCACAATTGCTAACACTTATGTTCTCGGTGTTTGCCAGGAAAATATCGACGCTGCGAAAGTTGCCACTGGCAAAGCTTTCATCTCGATTCGGCCTTTCGGCTTTGCTCGCGCCTTGATTGGTGCGGCTGTTGCAAAGCACGATCCGCTTACCACAGATGCTACAGGTCGTTTCATCAAGCAGGTTACTGCTGGTGGTACTTTCTATGCAGTTGCTGAGGAAGCTGGTACTGTGGCTGGGCAGTTAGTGGAAGTCCGTCTGCTCGATGGCTACGCCACAATCTAAGGAGTTTTTGAATGTATAATCCTACTGGTTCTGGCAACGTCCATATTGACCAGGTTCTTACGCAGATTTCTCTTGCGTACCCGAACAACGAGTTTGTCGGTGAACAGCTTTTCCCCACCGTTCAGGTGAAAAAGCAGGCCGATAAGTATTACTGGTTCGGTCGTGATAACTGGGTTGCTGAGGCATCCGATTACCGCGCTCCCGGTACAGTTGCAAACGAGATTCCCGGCGTTGGCATTGCTCTTGATAGTTACTACGCTCAGGAGCATTCGCTTCAGACTCCGGTGACAGATGAAGAGCGTCAGAATGTTGATTCTCCGCTGTCTCCTGATCGTGACGCAACTGATCTTGTTACACAGAAGATTCTTCTGGGTCGTGAGCTCGCAATGCGTAACCTAGTTGTTACCGCTGCTAACTACGCTACCGGCCTTTCGATTACTCTGTCTGGTACTTCTCAGTTCAATGACTACGTGAACTCTGACCCGATTACGGTTTTCCGTACGGCAGTTCGCGCGGTCCACGCGAAGATTTACCGTGAGCCGAACGTTGCGGTTATTCCGTATCAGGTTATGTCGGTTCTTGAGGATCACCCGAAGATCATCGCTCGTATCATGTACACCGATCGTGCGATCATCACTCAGGACATTATCTCCGCTGTTCTTCAGATTCCGAAGATCATTGTTCCGGGCGTTGCTTCTGGTACTGGTACCGGCTTTAACATCACTACCTCCTACCTGTGGGGCAAGGATATCGTTATTGCTTGGGTTCCTCCGCGTGCGGGTCTGCGAATTCCTGCATTCGGTTATGAGTTTGCTTGGGGTTACCCAGGCGCTCAGGTTGTTGACCGTTGGCGTGAACAGCCGCGAAAGAGTGATCTCATTCGCGTTTCTCGCCGTTACGATCTGAAGCTTGTTGGTGTTGAGACCAACCCGTCTGATGGTTCTTACCAGAAGTCGATCACTGGTTACGTCATCAAAGCCGCGATCGCGTAATAGGAGAAGAAAATGGCTGAAACCACATTTACCGACGTCATGCACGACGGTGTTCTTTACAAGGCTGATACTGCCGTCTCTAAGATCAAGGGTCTTACTGGCGATCAGGCTGATGCTTTACGCGCTGCTGGCGCAATTGGTGAGCCGGTTATTCCTGAGTCGGTTAAATCCGAACTGGATGCCGCGCTTGCTGAGGTTGAGGTTCTTAAGGCTGCTCTTGCAGAGGCTGAAGCTTCTAAACCGAAGGCGTAATCATGACAGCCCTCATTGCATTAACTGATGTTCAAGCTTGGTTAGATACAACAAAAACTGAAGTTGCAGCAATTGAGGATGCCCTAGCCAAACAGATTTCAAGTCAGGTTCTTGGTGTCGTATCTTCTAGGTACGACACCAAGACTTGGTTGACAGATGTTACAACACCATTGCTCATCAAACGTGTCATCAGCATGTTCTATGCTGGTTATTTCTATCATAGAACATTTGCTAATGACAGCGAACCGGGAGCGTATGGGGATAGGCTTCTAGCCGATGCGCAATTACTACTTGATGGTATCGCCAGTGGTACTATTACTATTGTTTCTGATGCTACGGTGCCTGTAGTTGTAAGTGGCGGGTTGCCATCGATTGCTCAAGAACTAATTGATTCGGAACCTGTATTTAGTATGTCTCAGGAGTTCTAATGCCTGCTGGGAATATTAGTGTGGACTTTCCGAATAGGGACACATCACCAACAATTCTCGCTGAGCACGTCGGAAAGTTTAAATTCCAGCTTAAGTCTCTTCATGAGCCACTTAGACGTAGTTCTCGAGAATTAAGTAAGGATATCAAGCGCCAGTTTGATGAAGGTGGCGGTCCTCCTTGGAAAAAACTCGAAGAAAGTACAGTAAAACGTAAGGGCGGCGATCGTCGTATCCTTATTCGTACTGATAAGTTAAGAAAACGTGCATCTCAGTATTCTCGATGGGATATCAACACAACAAGGGCTGAGTATTCACTTCCTCCTGAAGTTGCATACGGTTTCTTACATCAGACAGGATTCACTCATTTAGGCCAATTTGGTGTTACTGAAGTTGCGGCTCGTCCGTTTATTGCTTTCAGTAACAGCCAAGAGAACATTGTAGCTCGACAGTTTAACGTTTGGTATCGTGAACGTATGGTTAAGGCGGGATTATGACAGTTAGACCTGATGTTCCGACCACAGCTGTACAAGTTTCACAATTCTATGTCACTCTGTTGAACAATAACAAGGCTACTGGCGCTAATCTTGGTGCAGATGTGTTCTACGGAGACCAAACTAAGATTTCTGGACCTCGTACTGCTTGTGTTGAACCCGGTCAGAAGAGTAGTGAGCGTACTCGATCAGCTTCTGGTATGGCTGTAAAGAGAACGTATCAGACTTATGTGTACGTTTACAGCAACTACACTAGCTCCGAGACTGACAATCGATTGGATTCGGACTTAACTGCCGAGGCTATTGAGAAATTAGTTCATCAGTACCCTACCTGCGGTGGATTAGTTAACAGTGTGCTGGTCGAAACTATCGAACCGGGGTACGTTACGAAGATTACTGGTACTACTTATGTAGCTAGTAGGCTTACGATTAGTGCAATTAAGGAAGAATTCCTTCCACAATCTTTGGAGTGATATGTATAAGATTAAATATGACTCTCCGACACTCGGTAAAGGCGAGATTGTTACCGTTACTGGTATTGGAGAGTTACGGAATGGGGAGTTCAGTGAGCTTCCTGATGAAGCTGATGCTACTTTTCAGGCCACAAATGGCATTGTTTCTCTAGATGAGGAGAACAATGCGGTGTTCACTCTTGGTTTAGGTCTTGAAGATTACTTTAAAGATCATGAGTTGTTCACAGTTGAGCATGTGAAGGATAAGCCTTCGACTACCGCAGTGGATAAGACCACTACTAACACAGACGGAGGCGCAAATGCCTGATATTGGCGCTAGTGGTGTCCTTGGTGTCGCCATCGAGGTTACATCTGGTACTTATTTACCACCTGTCAAGTTCGTTCCATTCAACTCTGAGTCCATTAAGTACAACATTAACCCTGTTGAGCGTCGTCCTGTGCGAGCTACAGCCGGTCTTGTTGGTCTTATTCCCGGTAACTCTACTGTTGAAGGCGATATCGAGTTCGACTTTACCGCTGATGTGTTCGCGCACTTCATGTATGCGACTCGTATGACAGTTGTTAAGTCTGGTGCTGGACCTTATATCTATACTGGAACGCCTAGTGCGAACGCAATTCCTGTCAAAACACTCTCTATTTCGATCAAACGAGGTACTGAGGTCTTTGGTTACACAGGTTGTGTCGTTACTGGCTTCACAATTGCCATTGGTGACGATGGTAAGATGACTTGTACTGTCTCTATTCTGGGTCGTACTGAGACTACACAGAGCGCTTTGACCGCAGTTTGGCCGACAGCACCTGTTTTCCAGTCTGGTATGTACTCTTTGCAGATTCCTACTGCTACTCAGGTGTTCGATGCAGATACATTTGAGTTTGCTGTAGAGGATAATGGGTCTGCTAATGGTCGAATTAAGAGCACAGTTGGTGCAGCTTTCGTTAGCTTTGGCGAATCGTCTGCTTCTATCAAGACAGCTCGAGATTTCGCTACACGCGCTGACTATGACACATACAAGGCTGGTACCGCTGCATCGATTACACTTCTTGCAACTGCTGATGCTTCCAATATCCTCTCGATTCTTGCCCCTGTGGCAATCAAGAACTCGTACGAGGTTAACATTGGTGGACAGGGCGATTTGCTTCGTGCATCGATTGAGTATAACTGTGTGATTGACGCTACTGGTAAGCATTATCAGATCGTCCTCACTACAGCTGAAAGCATTGTCTAATAAAAAATCTGGTGTGCTGGGCCGGTTACATTTAGTGGCTGGCCCAGCAGACCTTCAGGCACTATACAAGGAGAAAGTAATGCCTAAAGCTTATACAACAAAAGATACAGTTCGTGAGGAACTGAAGTCTTGCCCCGAGGGTTTTGTCGTTCTTAAGCGTATGACTTATGGCGATAAGCTTGAGCGTCAGGAATTAGTTAAGATGGCAATTTCGCTTAGCGCCGGTAAGGATGCTATGGGCGAGATGGCTATGGCTAATAAGAAGGCTACGTATCTTGAATTCGCTGGCTGTATCGTTGAGCATAATCTTGAGAAAGATGATGACGGTACGCTATTCAACTTTAAGAATTCGGCCGATGTTGATGCTCTAGACCCACGAGTGGGTGAAGAAATCAACACACTCATCAGCGAAATGAATAACTTCGATTCTGATGATGTAAAATAATAAAAGGTCGCATTCGTTCGCGGGTAGTAACTGGTGATAACAGTAAGCATGAGTTCTTTAGTGAGGTAAACTTCGCTTTAGAGCTATACAATTACTGTAAAACGTTCCATGTGCTACCCGCAGCGGGCGGCCTTTTTGAGCAAGATGCCTATTACATGCTATTGCTCGATTTTGTTATGGACGCAGTTGAAGAAAAGGCAGAACTCGATGCCAAAGAGGCCAAGAGAAAGGGGGCGCGATGAGCTTTTCTGCACATGAAATGATGATTTTCTTACGTGTACGAGACGAGGCTTCGCGCATCCTTGGTCGTTTCGCTAGGAATGTTCAAGGCGTAAACCAGAAAGTAATTTCTGCCAATAATGCTAGTATTGCAAGTGCTGTAAAAGAACGTGGTGCTCTTACTGCTAACGCAAATGCGGTAAAAGCAGCTTCACGTGAGAAGATTGCAGCCATGAATAAGACGATCGCAACTCACCGTAACGCAATCAAGATTCAACAGCGTGAAACAGAAGTTGTTCGTACTAATAAGGCACAGGAAATTGTGTCTTATAAAAAGATGGCTGCTGCAACTCGAGAAATCTATGCTAATGACCAACAGACAATGCAAAAAGTCTTGGTCTCACTCAAGAAAAATCATGAGGCTGAAAAGCTTGGGTACGATACACAGCTAATTGGCTTGCGAAAAGTCATTGCACAAAAGAAAGAATACATCAGGCTACTTGATGGCAAGAAGCAGAAAGAAGCTCAAGCTACTGCTGCTGCAATTTCCGGTACTAACAAGGAAATCGCTAAGCAGAAAGAGCTAGAGACTGCTGCTAGAAACGCTAACCGTGCTGAACGTGCAAGAGCCGCTGCTAAGATTGCTGAGACTCACAAACAGGTTCAGGCTCTACAAAGTACGGGCATGGCTCTTACAACTGTGGGTGCTTCTGCTGCGGCTGGCGGTATTGTTACAGTTGCTGCACTTAGTAATGCGGCTGATGCTGCAATTGAATATCGTAAAGCTGCAACAACTACATTAACTCAGGTTGATGACAAGTTCAAAACTACACTTACTGACATTGTTAACATCGGTCAGAACGTAGCTAGTAAATTTGCAGTCCCTCTTGATGAAATGCAGGGTTCTATGTATGACCTGTACTCGTCAATGGACGTTAAGAATAAAACTGTAGCAACTAACTTCATGGTACAAGCTGCTAAGGCTGCTGTTGGTGGTTCAACTGATATCAAATCAGCTACCGGATCACTGATTAGTACCTTGAACTCGTATCAGCTTAAAGCAGGAGATGTAACAAAAGTAAATGACGTGATGTTCCAGTTAGTCCGTAAGGGCGTTGGTAACTTCAAGGACTTTACTAACGCTATGGCAACTGCTAACCCATCTGCTCACCGTGCTGGACAGACTTATCAGACTACAGCAGGTATGTTAGCTCTCTTGACTCGAAACGGTATTAAGAGTGCTAGGGCTGGAACGTCTGTTGCACGTGCGTTTGATGCAATTTCTAACCCCATTACCGCGAAGAACTTCAAGGAAATGGGAATGAAGATTTACGACTCCACTGGCAAGTTGAAGCCAATGGTGAAGATCGTAGATATGATGAAGAATTCTATGAAGGGTCTTACGCAGGAGCAGCGTACTGCTAAGCTCAAGGATATGTTCCAAGGTTCTGGTGGAACTATTCAGGCATTGCGATTCTTCAACACAGCCCTGAACGATACAAAGGGCGCATACAAGGGTCTTACAAATGATATGAAGAACGCCTCTAATGTGACTGATGAGAATGGCAAGAAGATGGGTGCCGCAGCTATTGCTTACAAGCAGATGGCCGGTACTGATGCTTCCAAGATTCTCATTGCTCAGAATAAAATGGCTATTGCTTGGCAGAAGATCGGTGATGCGATCCTTCCTGTTAAGACAGCCATTATGGAGTTCTTCGGGCAAGTTGCAGAATGGTGGAATAAGCTTTCACCAGACCAACAGAAGGGCATCGCACAGTTTGCAGCAATTGCAGCTGTTATCCTTGTTGTTGTTGGTACTATCGTAACGTTTGTTGGTGTTGTTATGTTGCTCGCTGGTGCATTCCTTGCACTTGATGCAGCTGCTTGGCCGGTTGTGCTTGTCGCTCTTGCTATCGTAGCTGCAATTGCTCTAGTAGCATATGCTGCATATCTCATCATTTCCAATTGGGACCCGATTTCAAAGTTCTTCGTTGATCTTTGGACCACAGTGTCCACATGGACAGTCAATACATGGAATGGCATCGTAGCATTCTTCGTTAATACTTGGAACACAATCGTTTCGAGTGTTGCCGGATTCGGTGCTTCAGTTGGAAAGTTCTTCACTGATCTATGGACTGGTGTTACGAAGAGTATCTCTGATGCGTGGGCAGGAATTGCCGCGTTCTTTGGTAATCTGTGGTCGCAGTATATTCAACCGCCGTTTACTGCAATGTGGGAAT